GAAGTTCTGATAATCAGTTGGTAAGTAATTTCGTATCATTTATGTCTCCTGTAAAGTTCTAATATTTTTTATTTTAACACCACCTATATCATATATAAATTCTGTCATACTTGTCTCTAATTCCTCTGCTACATTTTGATCGGCAGGTATAGGATATTCTTCTTCGTCTACATGTAAAGTTAACATCATTTTAACTTTTATCATCATAGACCTCAATTAATTTATTGAGATACCATTGTGCTTTTTTTAAATCTTCAACACCATTCTTGTACCTGTATCTCCATAGGTACTTAACTATGTTACCTTGTAGGTAATAATCAAACCCATTAGTTAACATAGCTTCTAGAGCATCAATAGTCTCAATGCCTGCTTTATTGTAATGCTCAGGACTATTAACCATATCCTTTTTAGCTTCCTCGTTCATTCTTCTTGCCATATATTCACCATACCTTTCCATTATGCTTTCCCTTTAGTTTCTGTAGTAAATGATAGGTGTACTATATTATCTTCTCCGTGGACAATGTCAACCTTTTTATTATCATAATCAGGCGTATATTCATCTTTTTCATTAACAAATTCTTCTAGTCTATCAACTAAGTCATAATCTTGTTCCATTAAAGCCACAGTACTAGCTGTAAGCTGACATAAATGTAGTAAGTCATTCCTAGATTCTGTGTCCATAGGGTTATTACGTGATGTCAATATATTGACTTCTACTTGTCCTGTCCATTTATTGTCTTTTGTTAAGTTAGGTTGTAGTTCTATGTAACAACACTCAGGTCTTCTCTCAAACATATTTTTTATCATTCTATTATCTCCTTATTTTTGTACCTAAAAACTTTATGAATTTAGGGTGCTTGTTTTTTCCTTTTTCTTTTAACCAATCTTCAGGTATGATTCTGTCATAGTATCTAAAACCATGTTTTATACACCATTCCCCATAGGTTGATTTTGCTCCTTTACTTAATTTACTTCTACTATTAGTGAAAACAAACCTAATGTCAAGACTTGGTTGTTGTTTTTTTATACATAGGTGCTTTTTTCTATCTGCTGTTAGAAATCTACCTTTAGTTTCTATTATTATACCATTTTTTAAAATAAAATCAGGGGTATAGGTGCGATAAGTCAAGTCTTCCCACTCTATTTTAAGGCTTTCATACTCATACTTATGCTTTAGTAGGGTAAGATACTCTGCTATCTTATGCTCTAATCCACTCCTATACCCATATTTTATTGCTTCTCTTCTTATTTTATGAGGAGACATTTAACTCTACATAGTTTACAACTTTAGGAAACTGTGCTTTAGACATTACAGAGGGTAGCTGTTGCAGATTATCCCAACAGGATTCTTTATATGAACAAAAGCTACAGTTAACTCCTAATATTTTATTACCTGTAGGCTTACCTCTAAATGTTTCTTCAATAGGCTCAAAGCAACGAGCAAACTTATTTTCGTTTACTGTCTCTACTGTTGCTTTGATCTTTCTCATTTCTTCTTCTTCATTAGCATTACTAGCTGATACATATTTAAATGCACCATTAGCTTTGTTGACTACCCACCAACCACCAATCTTTTTCTTGGCAGCTTTTGCGTAACCAACTAACTGACTAACATAACCAAATGCATCTCCTTCTCTCAGAGTTTCATAGTCAACAAACTTGTTGTCGTATGACCAACCTGAAGCTGACTTAACATCATCAACTGCACCATCTAGAACTAAGTCGTAAGTACCTGCTATTTTGGTATCTCCCAAGTCTAGGGTCACGTTTTCAGGTTCTTCATACTTAACTCCTGCACCTTTTAGTAAACCTTTAAATACTGCTTCAACAATATCTCCTAACATCATGTTCATCATAAAGTTATTTGGTTTACTAGATGCTTCTTCAGGCTTGTTTTTATCAAACCACAGTTGACAGGTAGGTCTGCCTAAGTTGGACATACGCAATCGGAAGTCACCTCGTTTGACTCCCCCACCAAACTGCTTCCTAAGTGCTTCCTTTACATCGTTACCTACTTGTTCAATTACTTCCTCAGACATAGTAGATTTACCATTTATAGCATCCGTCATATATTGATGCACTAGCAGTTCAGCAGGGTGATTCATGAGGCTGCTCCTTCTTCTAATTCAACATCAATAAACTGCTCAACAGTTTCAATGTCTTCTTGAGAGGATTCTTTCTGATTAGCATAAGCCTTCTCATCCCAATCCTTGTATATATAGTCGTTAAAGTATTTAACCCAATCCATAAAATCAGAAAAAAGTTTTTGATCTTCACTACTTATATCTAAGGATTTAGTCATGTCTAACTTAGCTACAGGTGTATAGAAAGAACTACCATTTGGTAAAGGATTTTCCTCTGTCTTGTCAAAATAAATACTATGCTGTATAGGTAGTCTCTGCTTCTTTGTGAACTCAGTAAACTGCTCTCCTACTGTCTTATAAGCATCCTTATTATCTATCTCCCATATAAAAGGAAGTGGTTCTAAAGAGACATCATCTCCGTTTGAATCCTTTGCACCTATTAGTTGAACAGTACCAAACACAACTCTAACTCTTTTAATCTGTCGTATTAAGTCCTGCATGTCAGATGGCAATGCCTTAAAGTCCTTTACATAACCTGTAGGTTTACCACAGTTAAACTTACCTGTATTATCTTTTAAATCCATATTAAGGCTGTCTGCCATAATAGTTCTTTGATAAGTTCCTTTTGGTTCACCCTGCTTGGCATTGGTATTAGCTACATATCTTCTATACATAAAGCGTTGCATAAAAGGTCTGACTGACATCTCATTAGCATAATAAAATGTAGACTTGTCTCCGTCTAGTACTTCTAGACGATATGATCCACCTTCTATTATCTCAGTCTTTTTATTCTTACCATTAACTTCTTCATAACCCATTAATGGTGAGTGCCATATTCTTAACCTATTAAGATTGTTACTCTTTTTAGGTGTAGTAGTACCTTCTCCTGCAATACCCATAGCTTTAGCCATAGCATTGTAGTTATTAGTATCTATTGTCATTATTTCTGTCATTAAATTTCCTTTCTGTTTACATAAGTTCCGTAGTTATATCACGCAACATCTTTAGTGTCAAGCCAATTATCACCTATTTTTGCTTCAAGTAATAATGGCACATTAAACTCAATCTTAAACTGCCTTTCAATGATACTTTGCAGATCACCATTAAGTTTCTTAATTATATATAAAACCTGATCTACTTCTTCAGGATGTATATCAACTACTACAGAATCATGCACAGAATTAACTATACAAGACTTGTGTGTAGATAGCAAGTTCTCCATGTGTATTAGCACTAAGGGAACTATATCAGCAGTAGCAAATGACTGTACAGGATAATTCTTTATCTGTGTAAAGTGACTAACAGTGCCGTTTCTTCTTCGTTCTACATCAGGGAAAGCAAACTGTCTACCTGATGGTGTAGTAATCATTCGTTTATCTAGAGCTTCTTTAGCCAATCTGGTGTGCCATAGCTTGATACCTTGGTACTTTTCCGTGAACTGCTCATAATATTTTGCTTCAGCAGTCGTTCTCCCAAATCCTGTTGCTCCATAGAGGGGTGCAAAGGTATGAGCTTTTGCTTCTTGCCTAGTAGTCTTCTGACCTGATTCCGTAATGACAGAAGCAGTGTATGCATGTACATCAAATCCATCTTCAATCTCCTTCATTGCTGTTTTATCTTGTGATAGGAAAGCGGCTGCCCTAAACTCTAATTGAGCAAAGTCAGCTTCAAGTATCTTTCCCCCTTTCCATCTTGATACAAATACCCTCTTGACAGGGAATGTACCACCTCTAGGCATATTCTGCATATTAGGGTCTGCACCACTAAATCTGCCTGTAGAAGTTCTGTGTTGTAATAATCTAACATGTAGTTTCTTGTCAGGTTTTACATATATATTTATACCCTCTACAAAAGAGGACAGGTAAGTATCTAATGCTGATACTCTTTGTAGATCAGTTAAGAAGTTATAAGCATCCTGTCTATTTGTATTCCTAGCTGATCTCTGTAGTATTGCTAACATATTTTTATTAACACTAAAACCATTAGCAGTAACCCACTTAGCAGTTGGTGGATTGAACTTAAAACCTGCTACATTATTAGATGGTTTAAATATATAACCACTACCCTCACATTTATCACACTTAGGCTGATTAATATAGGGTGTACCATCTTTCTTTATCTTTCTAAGCCTGCCTGTTCCATAACAATGAGAGCATCTAACTGCTGTAGTTTTATACACTATGTCTGAATGTTCATTTATTTTACGTACTAAGTCTGACTTATTCATGTAAGGATGAAAGTGATTCAACCATGTTGTTTTTTCTTTAGGCTTACGACTATATATAACCCAAGACATTTGCTCAGGACTATTTAAATTAATAGATGTGTCACCCATTAGGTTAGATACTTGTAAACGAAGTCTCTTCTCTGTCTCAATCTTTTCTTTCTCAAACTCAGAACGAACTTCTTCTAGCTTACTTAGATTAACAGCAAAACCTCGTGAGTATATCTTAGCTAATACTATAGATACACTATTACTGAGTACTACTGTTTCCATTAAACCACTATATTCTACAGTGTTTAGTTTTCTGTATAGTTCATCAGATAGTTGCTGTGTAGCATGTAAGTCTGCTGAAAGATACTCAGACAATTCTTCAGGTGGTATCTCGTCAACTCCCATGTCTTTCTTAAAGTATTCCTTCAGTGTGTCCTGTTTCTTTGTATCTAGGTCATATCTTTCTGCACATGCTTCTAGTGAAAGAGGTTTCTTTATACCTCTCTGTAATACATACTCTGCTAACATAGTGTCAAACACACTACCTTCATACTTGAACCCACATTCCCACAACCACATTAGGTCGTAAGATATATTGTGACCAATAAGTATTGTAGCTTTATCTAGTAGTTCTTGTACTCCATCAAAGTTATCTCTGAATAGATACTCCTTACCTGTATCCGTTAGACAACCCACCATAACTAATTTGTTGGTAGGCTCAAAAGGATCAAGGTGCATCTTGCCATCTCGCTTAGTGACTGTATTTTCTACGTCTAGTGTTAATTTCATTGTTTATACTCCTTTAATACATAATTATCTATGAAGTGTTGTATATCAGCTTTATGTCTGTACCATCTGTTCTTATACAGATTTCTCCAATTATCATGCAGTAGTGTGACTACAAACTTACCATTAACTAATACAGTACCACTCTCATAATCTTCTACATCAAGACCTGCTTCAATTAACTTTATTAGTTTTTTAAGTCTATTAACTTCTCTTTGAGAGGAATTAGAGTACTGTAGCTTATGATAATTTCTTTGATCACATTCCTTAGCAAGAATCTGTTCTTGGTGTAACTCCTGCATCAGATCAGGTATGTCTTTCTTAGTATACATACTTTCTGCTTTCTCTATCTTAGCTCTATGTTCATCTAAGTACCTTGTGGAATTAGTTAATCTTCTTGTTTCATCAGCAAATGCTCCAAGTCCAGTATTACAGTGATGGCATATCCAACCTCTAAAGGTATTGGTTTCATGGCAATGATCTAGTACCCAATTCTTCATTCTCATCTGACCATACTTAGCTATTTCCTCTATATCTCTCTCGCATATAGGGCAACAGTAGTCTTCACTAGGGTATTCATTTTCACTCCTTAACTTTTTAATTACAGCCTTGTGACCATTCTTACATGACTTACAGGTTCTCTTTATCTCACCTGATTTCATTGCAATAAACTGTGTTACAGGTTGCTCTATGTCACACTTGATACACGTTAAATATTTTGTCATAACTCATACCTTCCTATTTTATAGTTGAGTGTGCATATTCTAGAACCATGCCACCCTGTTAGTTTATTCTTTACCACATTTAAATGTCTTTGTAAATCTTCTTCTTCTTCAGGACTCTCCTGTTTAGGTGGATTCTTAGCAATCAATATCATCAGATCAGCTTCCGCTGCTTTTCCTGTACGACTACCTTCCATCATAGCTTGATTGAGTATAACCTTACCTTCTGCTTCAGCATTTAACTGCGACATGTAAAACACGGCACACTCATGTTGCTTGGCAATCATACGAGCATGTATAGCATTTGCTTTAAGTGCTTCATCAGGTCTTGAGAACCCACCTGATCTAGAGAACTTATCTCCCATATCAAGTACGAGTACGTCAGGTTTGTATGTTTTACACACACTCTCTACCCATGCCATGTCACGATCAGAAGCATCTTTTATTTTTACTTTATCTCTGATAGGTGCATAGGAATCTCTAGCCTTACTAGGGTTTGCCTTAATCTCTTGCATAGTCATACCTGTACAAGCAGTCAAGTATCTTGCACCAACTCTGTGATACCCTTCTTCGTTACACAACACAATACAGTTTGCACCCTGATGTGCCAAACCTTCAGGTCCTGCTATCATGCTTGCATGGAAAGATGTCTTACCTGTATTAGGTCTAGCACCTATCTCAATCAAGTGTCCTGCATTAACTCCACTAATCTGTCTAGTTAGACAGGGTATATTGAAATGCCATCTAGCTTCTAAATCATTCTTAGCTAGAAGTGTCTCTATGGATATATCATCCCACTCTATATTTAAGTCAGGTGTAAAGTCATCATTATGTTGCTCAATCAAACGTCTCAAAGGTTCAAGGCTTGACTGTGTTCCATTAACATACTCAAATCCTAAGTTAGCAACATCCTCTCCTACTACCTGTTGAAATAACTTTGATAACACTTCTTGTGCAACATCACCACCTAGAGGTGTCTCTTTTTTTACCTGAGCAAACAGAGAAGAGTATGCCTGTTTCTGTGCAGTCGTTAGTGTAGGGTTATTAGACATAAACAATGCTTCAATCTCGTCAGGTGTTAGTGTCCTTTCATACCTATCCATTGCTGTGTCTATTGCGTTCTTTATTTTACGAGCATCCTTACTGAATAGTCTGTCAGGACATTTTGCTCCTCTGTGTTCTGAATAAAATTCTTTATCCATTAAACTTCTTAATAGTGCTAGTTCCATATTATATCTCCTTTGGGGTTAGGGTCATTAAATTTATTATATCTACGTCATTCTTATATTTCAAATCATCTGTTAACTTCAGTACGTAAACATTCTTTACGTATGCTTTTAACTCTTTAGCAAAAGATAGTGTCTTAGGTAATGCATCAGGGTCTAGTGCTATAATAGCTGTTGAGAATCGTGTCATATACTCTTTATGAGCTTCAGATAATGATGTACCTAACACAGCTACCCCAACATATGCACCACTACCTACAACTGAAGCACTGACACAATCCTCAACAACAACTGCGACACTACCACAACCATGTATAAAAGGCAAGTCACTTTTTCCATATCTTTTCCATTTAGGTAATCGGTTGGTGACAGACCTGCCTACTGCATCTAGGATAGTACCATTGTGTGTGACAGGGAATACGACACGTTTTTCTTTTACATCATAGTATAAGTCTAGTGTGTCAATATCTAAATCCCATAGTTCACAGAAGTCCATGACCTCTCTTCTATATCTATGAGGTACAATATAGTCAGGCAATACAAAGTCTACTTCAGCTTGTTGTACACTAGTCTTTTTAATATCATCTACAGAGAGACGTACTTTACTGTTGCCACTTATATCACAGGTTACTTTGTAACAGTTCCACAGTATACTACCCATATTATTTGTTACAGTAAATGTTTTATAACCATTACAAGATGGACAGTTTAATCTTCGTGTCTCTCCGTTAGATATATCTAAGTCTTTTACGTATTCTTTTATGTTGTTCATAGTATGTACCTCTGGGCAATGACAATGCCTTGTAGCATGGATTTAAACATCCGTCAAACTTTTTCTTAAATTTAATGCAAGATTAGCACTAGCTAGTGTATTTTTCATATATGGCTTGACACTCTGAGGATTAGTATGCCCTGTGACTGCCATAATATTACCCATAGAAACACCTGCATCAACCATCTCTGTTGTACCTGTTCTTCTTAGATCAGACAGACGTAACTCCACAGGAAGTCCTGCATCATTCATTATGTCTCTAGCTAGTTTAGGTAGCCTATGTTTAGAATAAGGCTTGTAGACCCCATTAGAAGGCTTTGTACAGGGTGCTACATACTCTTGAAACCCATAGTCTTGTTTCTGCTGAGTAAGCATCTCGCATAGTGGCTCTGATATAGGTAGAAACACTTCTGCCCTACGTTTAGATTGTTCTATGTGCATTTTATTTTTATCCAATTCTAGGTTCTCCCATTTTATTACTCGCATGTCTCCAAGTCTCTGACACCACTCATATGCCATCTGTGCAATCAAACCTATATTTCTTGTATGAAAGTCTTGATAGGCATAATCAAGGAATGTGCAGACATTCTCTTTTGTCCACACTACCTTTCTTGCTACAGGTGTCTTTCTCTTGATGCTCGTGAAAGGATTAATATGATAATGCTCCATGTGTATAGCAAAGTTATATATAACCCTTGCAACAGACATCACATGATTAGCTAAGTGTATACCTCTTTCACACCACATCTCATATGATACCTTTGCCATTTTAGTAGTGATATCAGAAATCTTGATACTGCCTAAAACTTGTGCATTATCCGTTTTTGTATCAGATAACACACTCAGAAAGTATTGATATTGTACTTTAGTTTCTTGACGTAAGTTCTTGAAATCAAAGGATAAATAATACTTATCTATTAAGTTTGATAACTTCATCTTAGGCTGCCATCAGAGATTTAAATTCAGGTGATGATACCCATTGTGATACCTTCTGCTCTCTTGCCCACATAGATTGTGCAACAGTATCCTTACCTGTGTTTCGTAGTGTGAAACCATTTCTCTCATCTGCATAAGATGCATAGTTTGTGAAGGCAGAGTATAATGCAAACACATTCTTACCTCTCTTAGATATTTCTACACAAGCTAACTCGTACATCTTCTTAGCTAACTTCTCTGACTTGATTATCTTCTCAAGTAAAGTCTTACCATCTACGTTGAGTGGTGTATCAGCCATTGACTGTAGATATCTTTGTCTAGCATCAAAAGTACTCTTAGAGTTCTTGAGTTCTCGTATAAAAGTCTCTATGTCAAAGCCTGATGTATTCTTCTTACGTACTGTGTCGTATTCTCCTGTAATCTGACCATTAGTACAGTAAGTATCTATAGCACCAAAGTGTACTTGATTAGAACATGAGCCATCAATAGCATGTAAGCCTATAATTCTCTCATTGATAACTGTCTGATGTTTAGCTGTAGTTATTGTATGTGATACATTAGGCAATGTGATGTCTACTAGTGACCAAGCATTATTTCTAGCACTTCTTAGTTTAACCTCTGCACCATATAAATCTTTGAAGTCACGATTGTCTTGTATAACATCTTCCATAGCATCAAAAAATGCAGGGTGTGATGCACACTTAAAGCCACTACCTACAATGCCCATGTACTCGCCTGTGTCTTCTCTGACTACATACTTGTGGTCTCTCATCTTAGTAGGCTCATAAGCTACCTTGAAGTCTAATTTTTCATCTAATTTAATTAATTTGTCTTGTACTATATCTAATGGCATAGTTATTCTCCTTTTCTACTGTTGTAGCTTAACAACTTGTTAAACTGATTTATAATTGTGTTGTATAAGATATTGAGACAGAAGTCAAGTCTTATATACATAAGACCCACTCCATCTTGTATAGTGCCCATGCTCACACTCAACTGTAGCACCTACTATACTAGCAAGTTGAAACTCCATTCCATCTAGCTTACATATCTGTTCGTAATCTAGTGGTACTTTTTCATCTGTGTTAGCATTGATGCTACGTAAGTCCTCAAGCATATCTAGTATCTGTTTTGCTTGATGTTTAGTTAAGTTTAGTATCTTATTTATTTCTTTTGTTTTCTTTTTAGTCATGTTACACCTCCAATGCTATATAAATACATAATGCTATTATTAATAGTTTACCATAGTCAAGGTCATACTTAGTACCCTCGCCATATTTTTTATTGAAATCTTTCTCAAAGAAATCTTGTATTCTATGCCACATTTTATACCTCCCTTTCTACTTCTTCTATTTGATTACACAATATAGTAATTACTTCTGTGTTGTATTGTACACAACCATCATTACCTGTCAATACCATAAGTGCCTTACGTATTTCTTCTAGCTTGGTTCTCTCAGGTGATTTGTATATATGAGTACCCTCAGTTAAATTTATTGTAGCCATTCTTATTCTCCTTTCTTTGCATCTATGTATACTCTCATGTGTGTTGATTCAGCTTTGCTCTGACCAAAGTATGTAGCACCTGTACCTCTTAACTCAGGCTTGATGTGTTGTCCACGTACTCGCATCTTATACGACTTCTTATTGAGATACTTCTTCATAGTATCAACAAACTCTTGACCATCAGTATCATTAGGTATCTCGCTGAAAGCATAGCCACACCCTTTAGGTAATTCTCTTAAGTTATTTACCCTAGTATCCCACAAGTCTTTCCAAAACTCAGCTTTACTTACCTCGTTCTGATACCTTTCCTTCCATACATCACAGTTATCCCACATGACTTGGTAGGCTTCCTTAGACACTACAGTTTCATCATGCTCAAGTTGTTGGACAAGACGTTGGTTTTCTAACTCAAGTTCCTTTATCTTTTTCCTATATATTTTGTCGTTCTTTTCAACAACATCGTCATAGAACTTTGCTTGTTCTTTTATCTTACCTTCTTGTGTATCAGTCCTAACATCTTCTTCATTCTGTTTAACAAATGCTCTGACCATGTGTTGAAAGTCCATGTGTGAAATAGGTATATCTCTACCCTCTGCTTCTGAATAGTATGTCTTATAATTTAAGTCATACATATCATCTGCTAATTTACCTGTGCTTGTTGTTGCTCCCAACATCTGTACTACTCTGTGTATCTTCATGCTACTTCTCCTGTCATCCATTGTGGTTTATTTGTATACTTATACCTTGCAAATCTAGACTTGTCAACTATATAAAACTTTCTGTATGCTTCTATAGGAAAGTTCTCATCTGTCTTCAAATCATCATGCCCACTAAAACATTGTGGGTGTGGTGTCATATAGTTCTTCCAATCAGGCACAAACTTTTTGCCTTCCCACAAGGCTTGAAAATGTTTTATTGCACCATGTATTTTATTGTATCTTCTAGTGTACTCACTCAACATACAGTCATACAAACGGAAAGCAAATATGTAGTTCAACCTATTGTCCATTGCCCATAGTGTGCAAGGATGCTTCTGATGTACTGGTTTGTATAAGTTATGTTCCTCTGCATAGTCAGGTGCATGATGCCATAGTGCAGTACATAGCATCTGTGCTTCTTCTAGTGGCATCTTAACTACGTGTTGGTCACATAGAGATGATGCTATCTCTTGTGGTGTTTGTTCTATAATAAATCTATTCATTCTCTGTCTCCTCGTGTAGTTTGCAGTATAAATCTAAACCAACGTCATATCCTCGCTTATAGTAATGGTGGGATTGTTCCTCATCTCGTGTGCCATCTATGTAAGCATCTAGAAGACCTTGTGTATACTTTTCTATAATCTTATGCTTTTTTATATGTCTCTCAAGTTCTATTAAGTTCATTTCTTACCCCTTTCAATATCCCATCTGTAAAATATGTGGTCATCTATTCTTGTTACATACGTCTTAGTATCTGCCCAACTAGGGTTAACATAGTGAGCATGGTAGTGTGTTGCACCCTCAACAAGGTCATCTAGGTGTCCATTGTATACACCATTAGCAATGTGCATAGCATCTCTCCATGCCTTATGTTCTTTA